TCCAAGATACATCGTTTGGGAGAATGTCCCCGGCGCCTTCTCTTCCAATGGAGGACAAGATTTCAAAGCCGTCCTTGAAGCGGTCATCGGCATCGTCGAAGAAAATGCCGAGGTGCCTGCGCCTACACAAGGGGGATGGCCTTACGCAGACCTCCACTTGGGAGACGGATGGAGCTTGGCATACAGAACTCTCGATGCTCAATTTTGGGGAGTCCCCCAACGAAGACGCCGCATCTTTCTTGTCGCAGATTTTGCAGGCGGGAGTGCCCCAGACATATTATTTAAGTCCGAGGGCTTGTCAAGGTATTCTTCGCAGGGCTTCCGTTCGTGGCAAAGAACTGCCAACGATACTGAAGGTTGCTCTGGAGCGACAGGCATCGGTCTTGACGGCTACAACGCAGGACTGACGGGAGATAAGGCAGCCACCCTTGGTGTGAACTGTGGTATGTCCACGGGGCGCAATGGCGTGGTTCTTAACGACCAAGGCGGCAATCGTATGGATGTTACCGATGAGGTAACGTGTACACTCCGCGCAGAAGCGCATCATCCGCCTTGCGTAGTGGAGTCCGCAGGATTCTGTACCGAGCATTCCGCAAAAAGCCGTAGCATCGGTTATGAAGAAGAATGTGCGCCTACGCTCCGTAGCGGTGTAGTCCCTGCGACCGTGGCGCTTGAAAATCATCCTAGCGACAGTCGTATTAAGATTGAAGAGGACGGCAAAGTGCAGACCCTCTCTTCCCGCATGGGAACGGGCGGAAACAATGTCCCTCTCGTGATGAAAATCCGCTGCGGATGCGAGGGCGGCGGCAAGGGTGCGCTTATTCAGACGGACAAGTCAGCAACCCTTGCTTGCAACAACGACCAGACGGTATTCGTACCTTCCACTTGGGACGGAAAGCAAGTAGCGCCTACGCTCACAAAACAGAACGCAGGCGGCAATCAGCGTATGCCCGACAAGGACAACTTCAACTGCGTGCTTCAGCCTTTCGGCATCTGCTCCAAGGATAGCAACGCAATGAAATCGAGCAATCCCCACAGTGGAATCTATGAGGCGGAAACCTCCCGCACCCTTGACGGCAACGGTGGCAACCCCTCTTGTAATCAAGGCGGCATTGCCGTTGTCTGTATCGACCAAGGCGGTGGAAAATCCGCTTGCAATGTCACCGAGGAAAAAGCACCGACTCTTACTTGCACCCACGGCGGTGAGCCTGCGGTTTGTCTGCAAGGCTCTATGATTGGGCGCAAGGACACGAATGGTCCCCAAGGTGATGGCATTAGTGAGGATGTGGCATTCACTCTTAACACTGTTGACCGCCACGCCGTTCACGTTTACGCAATGACCACGGGCAGCTTTACGCAGATCGAGGAGGAAAAGTCCCCAACACTTATGGCGAGGGATTTCAAAGACCCTAATGCCGTGTGTTACGGCATCGGCAGAGATGCCTTTAATCAAGGCAAGAACGCACAGTTCACTCCGAGTGTCCGTGAGGAAAGTCAACCGACCCTTGTGGCAAAAGGACCGGGAGCTGTGGCGCATCCTTACGGCTTTGACCCGTCTGCTTCCCGTGACCTTGGGCAGTATTTTCTTGAGGATTGTGGCAACACCGTCGTAAACGGTACTTGCCCCGGTCATCACAACGGGGTTATGGATTCCAACTACACAGTTCGCAGACTCACTCCTACGGAGTGCGCAAGGCTTCAAGGCTTCCCGGACTATTGGTGCCGTGGGCTTGAAGAGCCGAACCCTACCGATGAGGAAGTTGCCTTTTGGGTAGAGGTGTGGGATACTTACGCAAGGGTCATCGGTACGTGCAAACCCAAGACCGAAAAACAGGTCAGAAAGTGGCTTGAGAAGCCTCACACCGATTCCGCAGAGTATAAACTTTGGGGCAACGGCGTGGCGCTCCCGTGCGTATTTTTCGTACTCGCGGGCATTGTGTACTGTACACATAATAAGCCTTAAAAAATCGTATCATTTTCTACCGAAAAGATGTCGAAAATGACTGGATATATATCTGTTTTAGAGGTAATATGTGACTACCAAATAAAACAAAGGAGGTCATTTTTATGACAATTACAATCAACGCCCAAGGCACAGAACGCAAGCGCCTCGTAAACACCATCGCAGCTTGGCTCGGTGAGGATGTCCATTACTGTGGCGCACCTTCATTTGCCTACGAAATTGGACGCTTTACGGTAGAAAAAAGCGGAAGCCTTACCTTTAGCGACCTTATTGACAGCGAGGTGGTTGAACGCTTGCTCGAACACATCTACGATGAGGGATTTGACATCGACCAAAGCCACACCGATGAGGACACCGATAGCACCGAAAACGTTATCGGTGACCCCACGGGGATAAGCATTCAGCTTCCCGCTTCCGAGTTCACGGAAACGACCCTTGCAAACCTTCAAGCCATTATTGATGCCAAGGGCAATCTTATAAAGAAAGCCCTCCGCGCAGAGGCGCTTCCCATTAACCGCCTCGGTGACCGCATCGATTTTCCTTGGTTCCGTCCTTACGCCGACCATCAAGAGGTGCAAGCGTATATGCATTTCCTTACCGCACTTTGCGAAATGGCAAGAACGCAAAAACGCATCACCGCAAAGGAAAAAGAGGTGGACAACGAAAAATACGCATTCCGCTGCTTCTTACTCCGCCTTGGTTTTATAGGTGAGGAGTACAAATCGGAACGCAAAATTCTGCTCCGCAACCTTACAGGCTCGTCCGCATTCAAGAGTGGTGCAAAGGAGGATAAATAATATGTTCGGAGTTAGCAAAGAGACCCTTGAAAGGCTCCGCAAGGAGTATCCCGTAGGCTGCCGTGTGGAGCTTACTAAAATGAATGACCCATACAGAACCGACCTTGTCCCCGGCTCTCGTGGCACGGTTCAGTTTGTTGACGATGCAGGCTCGATTCACGTAAGATGGGACATCGGCTCGTCCCTTGCCGTAATTTACGGAGAGGATGCTTGCCGAAAGCTCGACAGTGTAACCATTATTTGCTACGGCGAAAGCAAGGTGTGGGACAGCCGTGCCGAGGCTATCAAGTTCTACCTTGAAGGAATGACCGCTTGCGAGGGCGCAGAGCGTGACCGCTATACCAATATTTATCTTGCCCTGCTTGAGGGCTGCGATGTTTGTAAGGATAGGTGCGACGATGATGAGTGATAAGGTTCGTGAACAGATTTTAGCCATCCGAGCAACGGGGCTTACCAATATGTTTGACACCATTATGGTTCAGCGGATTGCCAACGATATGAACTTCTACGAGCTTGTCATTTTTATTGAAGACCATCGCAAGGAATATGTCAATTTTATCCTTACGGGAAAGACGGAATGATGCCGTAAACTACACAATTTTTACCGCGTATATTTGTGTAATATATTATCGCAAAATGACTGGATATAAGTGTGATAGTATGGTAATATGTGTACAACAAAAGGAACGGAGGACATTCCAAATGACAACTTACAAAATTTTCAAAAACCAAGTAGCAAGCATCAAAACGCAAAACGACCTTATCGATGCCCACATCGCAATTTGCCAAGCCTACAGTGCTTATAAACTTACCCACGCACAGTTCGATGAGCTTTGCGCGGATATGAGAGCAAAAAGGCTTGAGAACAAGATTGCTTGGGGCGCAAGCATTTAAGGGGGTGGCAAGAATGGATAGATTCACAACGATGGAACACCTCGCACTTGAGACCAACCCCACCTACGGTGCCGTCATAAAATACGGCGACCGAGTTTTCCACACAGACCTCACTTGGAAAGGCGGATTCTCCGCTAGGGTTTACGAGTTTATCGATGACCCTGAAGAAACAGGACTCGGAGATATCGAGTGCCGACTGTCTTTGATAGCCGAGGCAAAGGAAGAATTCGAGGATAGCGGACACGCAATCGAATGGTGCTTTAAGCAGAGATAAGGAGAAAAACGATGAAAACGAACAGAATTTTTGCGGTTGGTGAAAAAGCCATCTTGGAGCTTGGTTTCCAAAAGACCCTTGATTACCCCGATGAGGCTTGGGTGCGCCTTTGTCAAAAGCACTACCCGGACGAGAAAATCACAAAGGTTGTAGACGCAAAAACGCATCACCTTTGCAAATACTGCGGCGGTATCGCAAAAGGCACCGATGACGATGTGCTTTGCCCCGCTTGCAGAGAGCTTTTCGGTCACGCATTTTTCAGCGAATTATAAGCCGAAATTAAATATTCCCTTGGGATAGAGCCGTGAGGCTCTGTTCCTCGTTACAGCCAATGGGCTGTTTTTTTATTACAAAAAAGGAGGTAGCCGTTATCGCAACGAAAAAATATAGACCTACAAAGTTCAAGGCGAAAGACTCACGATACGACCAAGAGGCTGCCGACTATGCCGTAAACTTTATAGAGTGCCTCTGCCATACCAAAGGCACATGGGCGGGTAAGCCGTTTAAGCTACTTGATTGGCAAGAACAGATTATCCGTGACCTTTTCGGCATTCTGAAGCCCAACGGCTACAGACAGTTCAACACCGCCTACATCGAAATACCGAAGAAAATGGGCAAATCCGAGCTTGCGGCAGCGGTTGCCCTTTTATTATGCTGTGGCGACGGTGAGGAACGAGCAGAAGTGTACGGCTGTGCTGCAGACCGTCAGCAAGCCTCGATTGTTTTTGAGGTGGCGGCAGATATGGTGCGTATGTGTCCCGCGCTTGCAAAACGAGTAAAAATACTAACGGCGGCAAAGCGCATACAGTTCTTGCCGACAAACAGTTTTTATCAAGTTTTGTCTGCGGAAGCATACTCCAAGCACGGCTTTAATATCCACGGTGTTGTGTTCGACGAGCTTCACACCCAACCGAACCGCAAGCTCTTTGATGTTATGACCAAGGGTTCGGGCGACGCTCGTATGCAACCCTTATATTTTCTTATCACTACGGCGGGAACGGACACCAAGTCCATATGCTATGAAACCCACCAAAAGGCAAAGGACATCCTTGAGGGCAGAAAAATTGACCCTACATTTTATCCAGTTATTTATGGCGCAGATGAAAATGACGACTGGACAGATCCAAAAGTGTGGAAAAAAGCCAATCCCTCTCTTGGAGTGACGGTAGCGGTGGAAAAAGTCCGTGCGGCTTGTGAGTCCGCAAAGCAGAACCCGGCAGAGGAAAACTCGTTCAGGCAACTTCGCCTTAATCAATGGGTCAAGCAAGCAGTGCGTTGGATGCCTATGGAAAAGTGGGACAAGTGCGCCTTTGCTACTGACCTTGACGAACTCGAAGGGCGTGTGTGCTATGGCGGACTTGACCTTTCATCCACAACGGATATCACTGCCTTTGTGCTTGTATTTCCGCCTACCGATGAAGATGACCGCTATGTGGTTTTACCTTATTTTTGGATTCCCGAGGACTGCCTTGAGCTTCGTGTTCGGCGCGACCACGTGCCATATGACCTTTGGGAGCATCAAGAATATTTGCAAACCACCGAAGGCAACGTTATCCACTACGGATACATCGAGAAATTTATAGAAAGGCTCGGAGAGAAATATAACATTCGTGAAATTGCCTTTGACCGATGGGGTGCAGTGCAGATGGTTCAAAACCTTGAAGGTATGGGCTTTACTGTTGTTCCCTTTGGGCAGGGCTTCAAGGATATGAGTCCACCTACCAAGGAGCTAATGAATCTCGTGTTAGGCGAAAAAATCGCCCACGGCGGGCATCCCGTCTTGCGGTGGATGATGGATAACATTTATATACGAACCGACCCTGCGGGCAACATCAAGCCCGACAAGGAAAAGTCTACGGAAAAGATAGACGGAGCCGTTGCAACAATTATGGCGCTTGACCGCGCAATCCGTTGTGGCAACGATGCAAGTGCTAGCGTCTACGATAATCGAGGGCTTTTATTTATTTGAGGAGGACTATGGAAAAACCAATCAAACACGTCGTTTCTCTGTCCGGGGGCAAGGACTCCACGGCAATGCTACTCCGTATGATTGAGGAAGGCAGACCCGTGGATATTATCCTTTTTTGCGACACGGGGCTAGAGTTCGATGCGATGTACCGACACATCGATAAACTTGAAAAATATATCGGCAAGCCTATCACATGGCTGAAATCTGATAAAGATTTCGAGTACCTTTTGCTTGAGCATATGCCGAAACGCAAGAACCCAGAGCTTGTCGGTCGCAAGGGTTATAGTTGGAGCGGTCCCCGCAATCGTTGGTGTACGGCAATCCTTAAACAGCGCGT